CGGGCTGAAAGTAATGGAAGCACTCACAGGACAAGTGATGAAGCAAAGGATCAAAGATAAGATTGGTCCCTTTGGATTTAACAAGGGCAAAAACGAAGAACCAGTTTCATAAAACTGGGAAAATTTTTTCCGCTAAAAAATGACTAAAAAACCTGATGCCTGTACATAATTTATTTCCTACTCCTGTATACATGAAGCAGGCACTGGGATCAATACAAAAAGAGATCAATGAAGAGTTATTCAATCTTTATGATCCATCTAATATGGTGAAGAATACCCATACATATAATCACACTTCATCTCACGAAGTTTCATGTGATGAAGAGGGTAACATGTTTGCAACTAATATTGTAAAACAAACACCAAAGTTTACTTCGTTCTTGGAAAAATGTATCGCTAATTTCCTTGGTGAACTTGGAATGAGGCATCACATTCCATATGCAGTCACTGAGTCTTGGTTTACTAGAACATCTCAGGGTAAACATGCTCCTGTTCACTCTCATGGTAACTCTGATATCTCAGGTGTTTACTATCTTCAGACTAATGGTGCTGATGGTGAGTTAGCAATTAGAAATCCACTTAATAATTCTAATGGAAACTTGCTATACTTTCTTACCAACATGTCTCATGGTGAGAAGAAAATGCCTCTTAAGAATGGACTACTCATGATGTGGCCAGCTACTTTAGAGCACTCAACTTATATAAATCAGACACCTACAGATAGAATTAGTATTAGTTTTAATATTACTGTCTCTAGACCACCTTTCATCACAACACCTGAACCTGATGAACAATCTGAAGGGTCACATATTTTACCCTCACAAAAAGCACACATTGTATACGGAGTCTAATGCCTACTTATCCTGTTAAAAATCTAAAGACTGGAGAGACTAAAGAACTCTCCATGACCATGAAAGAATACTGCCAGTGGAAGGAGGACAATCCTGACTGGGACAAAGACTGGTCACAAGGTTGTGCTGCTGCCCAAGAGGTAGGAGACGGGCGAGACAAAATGTCCAAGACACATCCTGGTTGGAAAGATGTGATGAAAAAAGTACAACAGGTCCCAGGTTCTCAAATTAAAGGTTGGTAAATAATATGCCTAGAAAGCAAAAACAGTACACTATTCCCGTTCCCCCAGGTATGAGCAAGAAGCAAATTAAAAGGAGGCGTCCTATCAATAGTGGATACCTCTTGGACATTAGTCCACTCACAGACAATCAAGAACAGATGTTCAATGAGTGGGAAGATGATAAGAACCTATTCGTTTATGGATGTGCTGGTACAGGTAAGACATTCATTGCATTGTATCTTGCTCTTCGTGATGTCTTGGCTGAAGACTCACCATATGATAAAGTGTATATTGTTCGCTCACTAGTTGCTACTCGTGAGATTGGTTTCCTTCCTGGAGATCATGAAGACAAGTCATCCTTGTACCAGATTCCGTACAAGAATATGGTCAAGCATATGTTTGAGATGCCTGATGATGCATCGTTTGAGATGCTTTATGCAAACCTCAAAGCACAAGAAACTATCTCGTTCTGGAGCACGTCTTTCCTCCGTGGAACTACTCTAGACAATGCTATCGTCATCGTTGATGAGTGCCAGAACCTGAACTTCCACGAACTGGATAGTCTCATCACTCGTATTGGACAGGACTCTAAAGTCATCTTCGCTGGTGACGTTGCACAGACTGACTTGCAGAAGACTGCAGAGAAGGACGGCATCCTTGACTTCCAGCGCATCCTACGAGAGATGGAAGAAGTTTCTATGGTTGAGTTTGGTATTGAAGATATCGTTCGATCTGGAATCGTTAAGTCTTACCTTATCAATAAAATTAACCTCGGTCTATGAAACTATTCAAGCACATTGGTGACCTGAACCCAATTGATCTAGTCTCTCAGACTGATAAAGAGACAGGTAAGAGAGTCTATGTTACCCCTTCTGGTAACAAATATCCTTCGGTCACCACTGTGATTGGAAGTAACAAAAAGAAAATGCAAGCGATTATGCGATGGCGTAAGCGCGTTGGAGAGAAGGAGGCTAATCGTGTCTCCGCACAAGCTACAGGTAGAGGAACAAAGTACCACTCTATTGTTGAGGACTACTTTAACAATGAGTTAGATCTAAAGAAGTTTAGGTCTGCTCCGCTCCCCGTCCTAATGTTCCAGCATTCTCGTTCTACTTTGGATCGTATAAATAATATATACTTTCAAGAGGTAGCGCTCTATTCAGACAGACTTGAATTAGCAGGGCGCGTTGATTGTATTGCTGAGTTTGATGGTGTCTTGTCTATCATCGACTTCAAAACGTCAGCAAAAGAAAAGACGGACGAGAGACTATACGATTATTTTGTTCAGGAAACAGCATACGCTTGTATGTTGCTTGAGCAGTACAACATTCGTGTTGAGCAACTTGTAACCATTGTCGCCTGTGAAGATGGAGACACACAGGTGGTTATTCGTCCCGTTAAAAAACAATACTTGGATTCACTCCTTCAGTACATCGACGAATATAAAGTTGCCCATGGAAAGAAGCAAACTATTAGAAGATAAATTTATGACGACTGCGAGATTTTCGCAGGAAGTGGAGCGTATAGTTCTAAACAATAAGGACATGAACTATATTGATGCTATAATTCACTACTGCGATGTGAATGAGATTGAGTTGGAGACCGTTCCTAAACTCATCTCCAAACCATTGAAAGAGAAACTGAAGTTTGACGCACAAAAGTTGAACTTCATCAAACGTACTTCTAGAGCAAAATTGATGTTGGTGTGATGAGTGAATTTTTTAAGTCAGAGATGGTCCGTGGTGAACTCCAAGAGATGATGGACCTACAGCAACAATGTTTTCGTTATGCAATGAGCTTTCCTGTGCTTGAAAAAGAGCGCAGGATGGAGTATCTTGAGATCCTGATGTCTCTTCTAGAGAAGCAGGAAGTAATGTATGCTAGAATGTCTCTGAGCGACGACGAGGAAGCACAGACCGTAGTAGAGAACATGCGTAATGCTGTTGTTATGCTCGGCGGTGACCCTGATCTGACGGTCAATGATATGTTCATGGACCTCAGAAACAAAGTCGATGCGATGATGGGCAAACTACGTGGCGAAGAGGCTTGACGCCCGACTCTTCGCCCTTTATAATGTACGAGTGATAGGGCATCACACAACCGTATCCAAATCAATCCGAATAATCCTATGTCTTTTTCCGATCTTAAGCGCAAGTCCAATGCAAGTTTTGAGTTTCTTCAGAAGGAACTTGAAAAGTCCAGCACTAACTCTAGTGCCGACGAGAGGTTTTGGAAGCCCGAACTTGACGCTTCTGGTAACGGGTTCGCCGTTATCCGATTCCTCCCTCAACCCGAGGGGGAATCTCTGCCCTGGGCAAAACTCTACTCTCACGCCTTCCAAGGTCCTGGTGGTTGGTTCATCGAGAACTCTCTCACCACCAAGGGAGAGCAAGATCCTGTGAGTGTCTACAACAACAAACTGTGGAACTCTGGTACTGAGAGTGATAAAGAAATCGCACGTAAGCAGAAGCGTAAGCTCTCTTACTACAGCAACATCTATGTTGTGCGTGATCCCAAGAATCCTGAAAATGAAGGTAAAGTCTTCCTCTACCGCTATGGTAAGAAGATCTTTGATAAGATCATGGCGTCGATGAAGCCTGAGTTTCAAGACGAGACTCCTGTGAATCCCTTCGATTTCTGGGAAGGTGCTGATTTCAAACTGAAAATCAAGACCGTTGCTGGTTTCTGGAACTATGATTCTAGTGAGTTTGCTGCTCCTGCTGCACTCTCTGGTGATGATGAAGTTCTGGAGAACATCTACAAGAGTGAGCACAGTCTGGAAGCATTCACTGCTCCTTCTGAGTTCAAGACCTACGAAGCACTTGAGGAACGCCTCAACCTAGTCCTGGGTCTCTCTGCCGCTCCTCAACGCCCTAGTGTTGATGACGAAGAGTATGAACCTCAACCTGTCGCACAGTCTCCTTTCCGTGAGCGCATGTCTGCACCTGCAGCACCTGCAAGTGGTGGTTTTAACGACTCTGATATCACTCCAAAGGCAACTGATGATGACGATGCCCTGTCCTACTTCGCTCGCCTTGCTGAGGAGGACTGATGGACGTTGTACATGCATGGAATTCCATGGACTATGGGGAGGGGTTCCTCTTCTCCCTCTGGGTCATCGGAATGTACTACATTAAACTAAGAATGGATAAGTTCATTCGCTAAACATGAGGGTCTCCTAACCGAGACCCTTTTTTAGTGACCTTTACTTAAAGGTTAACCTAACCTTAGTTTACCTAACGGTTAACCCGTGCTAAATTACTTATGGATCAAAAGTCGTTGATCTATTTTTCACAAAGGAATTCCAAACAAATGAAAGCAATCGCTCTTGCCGCACTGGCTCTCTCAGCACTGGCGACACCTGCCCTTGCAGGACCCTATGTTGAGTCTAAACACGAATTCAAAGGCACCGATGATGACTACAGCAAAGCTGTTCATCAAGGACGTGTCGGTTACGAATGGAAGACTGGTCGCTTCGCTCCCTATGTTGAGGGTGGCGTTGGTGTGACCGCTCCCGATGGTGGTGATAACGAAACCTTCACCGCTCTTGAAGTTGGTAGTAAAGTTAAGATCACTGATAAGTTCGCCGCTTATGGTAAGTGGGAGAACATCTTCCAGTCCGACAGCACCCGTGACTGGAAAGTTGAAGTCGGCACCAAGTACAAGTTCTGAGGTACTGACTGATGAAACTCAAAGCAATCGCAGCTGCCGCCTTGGCAGCACCCCTGGTGGTAGCGTGTGGTTCCACCGAGAGTGCTAAGGCACCCTATACACTGAATGGCGCAGGTGCTACCTTTCCTGCTCCCTATTACAATGCTGTCCTGGGTGACCTTGCTAAGTCAACTGGTAACCGAGTAAACTATCAAGCAGTTGGTAGTGG